CATCTAAGGCCACAGGATTATTATTTCTTTAATGACCTTGATGATTATGCTGTGAAGATGACCTTATTGAACATGTTGTTTCATGGTATGCGGGGCGTGGTAGCACATATGAATACTTTGACTGAGGAAGTGTTCCAGTGTTGGCAGGTAACACCTTACATGGATGGGGGGTTACCGTATATTGTACCGTATGGTACTGATATTAGGGGTGCTTTGTCATTCCTGCCACATGGCAGAATAATAGAAGTACCAACAGTAAACACTACGGGTAGTGATAATGATAAGAAGTTCGGAGGTTTAGATGCATGGTTGAATTAAAAGATTTCAGAGATGAATTGTTCAAAACAATAGGTGTTCACAACACTGAAGAGTTCAAAAAAACAATACAACAAGCAATAATGGAGGGAAACCTTGAAGAAATACTTATAACTTATGATAGCATAAAAAAAGAGGAACACATAGATTACATCCAAAGAATGTACCAGTTTTACCTCGCAGACCGTGAAGAAAAAAGTCAAGATTTCACACCCCCATCTCTTGCGGATCTTTGTGCTACATTGACCTCAAACAAAGGGAAAACACTTGACCTATGTGGAGGGGTAGGAAGACTCACAATAGAACACAACAAATTACACAACCAAGAATATTTGATTGAAGAGTTGGATGAGAATGTAATTCCATTTCTTATTTTCAATCTCGCACACAAAAATGTTACTGCAACAGTATACCAGAAGAACGTTCTAACTGGGGAAAAAATCCACACGTATACTTTGCAGAGAGGTCAAAAATACTCTCGAATTGTAAAGAAAAAACAAGCCGTGTTGTTAGAAGAAAAACCAGTTAACGTAATCAGTAACCCACCATTCAACCTCAGACAAGACAAATGTACAATCAATGGGGTAGAATTTCGAGGATTGATGAATTATGCCTTTATTGAAAGAGCAATAACAGAAAGTAGTGATGATGCAAAAATTGCATTCATACTACCGAATGGTGTATTGAGCAGTACACAAGAAGACAAATATCGAAAAAGATTGGTTGATGAACATTTGCTCAAAGGAGTAATAAATTGCCCTGATGGAATGTTTGAAAGCACCAGTATCCCCGTATGTGTGTTGTACATAGACAAAAACAATAAGGATGACAAGATAACATTCATAGATGCAAGGGAACATTATGATGTCAAAGTAAGACTTCAAAAAGGGGAAGGAAGTGCAAGTCATAGGAACAGAACATACAAAAAGAACATGGCAATATTCACAGAACAACATATTAAGGAAATGGTAACTGCAATTAAAAGTGGAGCAACAGAGGAGGGATACTACAAAACAGTAACAAGCAAAGAAGTCCAAGAAAACCAATACTTACTGAATAGTAACAGATACATTGGATTCAAATTCAAGGAAGAAAAAACAAGACCCTACGAAGACATAATAACAGACATCAATCGTGTACGAGAAGAAAAAAACACAGTAAAACTAACAATCAACAAAGTATGGTTGAAAGATAGTGAAATGGAAGACCTTGTACATCTACACAAACAAGGAAACGAAGCAACAGAAGACACAAACCAATTCCTAAAATTCATGGGGTTACCCTTATTACTAAATGAAGACTGGGTGTCAAGTAGCAACAGCAAAGTCTTGAAATTTGAAAACAAGAATAAGAATAAATTAAGCAGTATCTTCCGTATATTGCTCCCACTATGGCAACAGCACATATTCTATTTGAACGATGAAGAAACAAGACTGTTACAGGAATTACGAGATAAATTACTGCCCCAATTAATGAGTGGAGAAATTGATGTGAGTGGGTTCGATGAGCATAATAAAAATTCTACCAACACCGAAACTGAAAATACCACCCAGAAGAAGTAAACCTAACAAAGTAGGTGTCAAACATATCCACAAAACAAGAGGGGGATATTATCAGATAACCCGCACAATACGGGGGCATACCAAATATTATTATAGTAGCAGAAGTTTGGATAATGTCTTGAGTGTATTGGCACATCTTCTCATGCATAATTGGGAAATGCCTGAGGAGTTGCCAGTTCCACCGAAATGGAATACTGGGAAACCGAGAAACCATGCAAGATATACAGGGATACAATATGTTCAAAAGCGTCCTGATGGAAAATATATCTTACAAAGGAAGGGGGAACATTACGGTACATATCAAACAATCATCGATGCAGTCAAAGACAAAATATTTTGGGAAAGTATTGGCTGGGATTATGACAATTTTGACTGATGGGGAAGGAGAGGATATACGTGGAGTATAAAAGAATTGAAAAATACGTATACCAATACTACAACAAATACGTAATCAAACAAAAACAACAAACACTATACATCACAACCACACTACAAGACGCACTCCAAAAAAAACACGAACTACTAACACAAGGCAAACTAAGACCACAACTACGAGGAAAACACAGAAACCCAGAAAACAGGTACATCACCAAGACCCACTCCAGCACATACGCTATAAGAAAAATGGTGAACGGATACCACCAACACTTCGGCACCTACAAAACACTAGAAGACGCCCGAGAAGAACGAGACTACCTCGAAAGCATCGAGTGGGATTATGACAACATGGAGTGAGTACAATGACAGAAAAAATAACAATAACATTCCTAAGGAATAATTGCGGGGATTGTATATTCATGCAAACAGACGATTTTGAGCATTATTGTTCCCTATCTGGGGAATACCTAATCGAAGGAAACAGATACAAGAATACATTCGATGCAGAACAAGGAGTACATAAGGACTGTGTACTATATACAGGAAAATTCGAAGCATGCCCGCAGATACTAGAAGTAGATATAGAGAGGGTGTAGATTTCCAGTGAGGTGAAAAAGGATGAGAGACATCCCAGGAACAAAGTACATCACATACCATGAAAATGGATACAGGATCAAAAAGAGGGTACATGGAAAAGATACATATTTCGGACGTCGTTCCAGCTTGTCTGAGGCAATAGAGTTCCGAGACAAATGTATAAGGGGCGGATGGAAAATTCCCCCGAAAAGAAGCCGTGACCCAAAATTAAGGTATATTCAGCGAACTGCCAGCGGATATTATACCATCACAAGGAAAAACATATATTACGGTAGGAAAGAGTCTCTTGAAGAAGCAATAGAGTTCAGGGACTTTTTAGAGGAACACGATTGGGATATTAATCTAAAACAACAACGCAAAAGAGTGACAGAAAATAAAAATAGGTATGTATACAAAACTGCTTGTGGGAGGTATGCTATTGTCAAGATGATTCAAGGGAAACTGAAGTATTTCGGAGCATTCACAACTTTGGATGCGGCGAAGCGTGAGAGGGATTTGCTTGAAAAGTATGATTGGGATGAAGAGTTACTGCTTGAAATTGATGAACAATGAGGAGTGGTGAGAGTATGGTTATAAATGATATTCTATTTACTAATAATAAGAGTCTGAGGTTGTGTGGCGATGATTGAACAAAAACTGAAGGGGGCATAAAATAATGATGAAGAAAACCTGTGAAACCTGTATGCATAGTATAATCTATGCAGAACTGGATGATGAAATGAATGACGCGGACAAACAGTTCTATGTTTGTATGCTGACAGATGCAGATATAGAACCCTATGACATATGCGAAAACTATGAGATTCATTGCGATACCTGTGAATATAAGGAATACAAGGACAGTACAAGATGCAGATTATGTAATCATGGTAGTAACTACTATCCGTTTGAGGTTGTGTGGTGATATGGAATGAACAAAAACTTAGGGAGGATGCGTAGATGAAAGTAATTGATTTATACAAGCAATTAGAAATACTTCTCCAATCAGGACAAGAAGACTTACAAGTAATGATAAGTACATCTGCTGATTATGTTCCGCTTGAAGTGGTGGAAATTGAGGATGATGAGTGTTGGCTTTGTGATAGTTGGACACCCGTATTTGACAATCCACACGAAGCAAAAAAAGTTCGGATACATCAGAGGTGGGATGATGGTGAATGATAACATAATAACACAAAAAATGTACCATAAAATACGAGGAATAATAAAAGGTGAATTAGCACACTTCAGATGCACCGACTGTAAAAGACACGATGCAGAACATTACCCCTGCGATTGTGGTATGATGTACAATGAGATGCAGTTCAAACCCCGAGATGAATATGTGGATAAGATAGCATTGAATATTTGTTATGCAATAGGAGAACCCATAGAAGACTTAGAAGACTAAGGAGAGTGGACATATGATTAAATGTTACAAAGACCAAGTGCCACCAGATACAGGACACATAAAGAAGACAACAACCGAACAAATAAAAAAACAAATGCAACACAACTATGAAGAAAATAAGAAGAAAGAAATGGAACTCTTCTACAAAGGAGTACCAATAAAGATAAGATACAACAGAGGCAATGAAAAGTTATGGGAGTAAACAAGACAATGAAACATATCCCCCACTACTAAAAATAAGCATAGACTACAAGGAGGATTAACAGTATGAAGATTATGGATCAAACAATAGAGATATGGGACACAAACTATAGCACAAGTCTGGACTATCAAGGAAACAAGTGGTTAGACAACTTAATTACAAGCAACTTCGCTACAGAACCCACAGATTCTGGTTTACAATGCGAATTAACAGAACAAGCATATCTGAAACTATTCCGAACACTCCTGCTCAACATAGTATATGAAGTAGTGAACTTGGAGTATTGGGATGATATTGTTGAGATATGTGATGAGATGTATGAGTATTTAAAGCATAGGGATATACAGAACGTGCATTTTGCATACTGTGTGGACTATGAGGGGTGATAAAGTGGATATGAACCGTATACGGGAAAATATTAAGAAAAGAATACATTGCAATAATTCATGGAATAAGCATGTGGCAATCTTGGACGAAGTAGGAACAGGGTACAGTGTGTTAATATGGAAGTACAAGAATAATAAAGTTGAAGCACGTAGTCAAGATGTGAATTTATTGTTCGCATTACGGGACTGTATTGAAATGTACCTCGAAGAATCAGAAAAGGAGAGATAATACTCAGAGACTATAAAAAGGAATGAGAACAGAATACAATAGTAAGAGACGATGACCGAGGGGGGACTGATAAATAATGAGCAGTTGGACAGAAATTTTAAAAAGAGATTTCCAAGTCATAACCTCCCATAATTACGATAATGGAGAGATTTCCACAGAATACAAAGTGAAAAATAACCCCCTCCACATACAAGGGAGTTACCCCTGTAAGGAAATGGAGGGTATTCTGGAAACAGATGTATCAACCGCTCCAAAATATATCCAGAAAAAAGAACCTTCACGATGTATGGAATTTGAATTATGGGGTGTGCAGTATATCGAGCATTTGTTTGATTGTACTTCAACCCCATTGCATAATTTATTCATAGAGTGTGATTCTGGCGAGGACTGGTATTTTCTATTCACGGATGAGTTATGGGATTTATTCGAGTTGGAAGCGGAGGACTGATAGAATGAGCCATAAGATTAACGACTTCCAAGGATTCATGGAAAAAGTATCTGACACAGTACGACCACAATCAATTAACAACACATTACATAGTTTGGATCAGCAAGGTATTGATTCAAATTATGAGTTACACATCAGGCGTGAAGATGTAATGACAGTAGAATACGTGCTTAAGGTGTATCTCCCAGGGATTAACCTCCAAATCACATATTGTAATGAGGAAAGTAACAATAACACAGAATCATACCGGAGGGTAAATTATCTGGAAGTCACTGTACATACACATACTTACATTTCAAGAGAATCAGAACCCCATGAATTGCGTGTTGATTTTGGAGACTATTTCTTTGTTAAGGGGGATAATCCAGGATTTTCCGATAGATATTGTAGTGAAGTCTCTGGCCTGATTAAAGAGGTTAGGGTAATACAGGGAATGGAGGACTAATCATAAAGAACCGTTACAAAGTTTCACATGGTGAAATGATACTTGATAAAGAGACCATGACATACTTATCAATAGAAGAGGTATGCAACAAACTAAATACCTACGATGCACTCATGGACTTCATGAGAGAATTAGCCACACGAATAAACGAGGAGGACACAAAAAGATGAAGATTATAGAACAACATGGCAAGATAAAACTACAATACAAGCAACCAGTCAAACACAATAAAACCACAGACAAAACAACCATACCCCAGGAGATAATCGAATACCTAGACATAAAAGACACAGTCTACATCTACACGAACAAGCAAGGACAAACCACCATCACCACAACCAAACCAGGCACAGAACACCACACCACACACGTATACAAAGACCACACCATCAACATACCCCCGACAATCATACCAAGCATCACCACTGAAAACCATATAATCCTAACACTAGACCTATCCCGAGTAGATGACTACAAAAACGGACTAGGACTACTAACCATCACCACCCCCTAACCACCCACACTTTACTATTTTTCAACCAATCCCCCTATATGCCACACACCCTAAACAATACACTTTAACCACTTTGTTTTTGTCAAACAGTAGTATGAGGATGAACAAAAAAAATCAAGGAACACAACACCGGTACAACAAACTATGCCCAGAATGCAAGGGCAACACATACGCGGAAGACCCTGTACACCAGGAAATCACCTGTCGTGAATGTGGACTAGTACTGGTAGCACCATACACCTATGGCCAGGTGTTCCCTGGATACCTGTATCACCCTCGAGAGCGAAAAATCCATGTCCGGATTGTTTCACCGTTTGTAAATCGGAGATTGTTAATCAGGTACCAGTTCTAAATTACACAATATGGGGGTACGCCTGTGGACAAATACCTGTTGGTATACAATGGCGGGACTTCACATGTGTAGGGGGCTGGTAACATTTTATTATTAGTGCATTTATTCATGTATATAGACTCTAATTTGTTGAAAAGGGGAGAGTATAATACTATCATTTAACCTTTTAACACCATGATGTGAGGGGAGAGGATGTTCACCCTCCGTTGTGGTGTTGATGCAATGGAATATTTATCTGAATTATTTTACTCCGGCCAAAACTGGTGAGAGTTGGGATTGTGTGTCTAACCCGATTACGATCATGATACTACACAACAAAGGCATGTCAGGACAATAGGATTATAATAAATGGGATAAAAAAGCGGATGATTGGTAAAAGGGTTGAGTACCCACGCCACCCTGTGAGGCATTTACAATATTAGTCTGGGGTGGAACACACATTAGTTTAACCAAAATTATCCACACAATAATAGAACCATGAAGAGAACAGGATGGACACAACATGTTGAATTAGGGGGAGAACCAAAACCCTAAGGGAATAATCCCTTAATGCATCCAACCAGAAATACATTTTGTAATCACTCTTTCAAAATATAGTTAAGGGACATAATTGTGTAATGAGATCTTCAATTATACCACACCAAAGTTAAGTTTATTTTTCCTCCGTTTAAGTCAAGGGGAATGTTTATTCGGTATTAATATAATGATTCCAAAGAAGGGAAGAAGACAAAGGGTGGTAGCCATCACCTACATTATGGTTGCCCCCGTGTTTTTGTCGGCAAAGGTTTTTTAGAGATTACCTATTGTTCCACCCCCTAGTTATTTTGGGATTATTCATTGGGTGTGTGTTCCCCCTTCATGTTGTGGGTTCTCTTATTGATGTCATGGTGTGTGGTTGGCCTCACATGGTACGGGGCGTGTGTACTCCTATTGACACCTTCCCCCCCACCATCCATCGCTTAGGTTATCCAAATAATGTAATCCTATTGCAGTTATTTTTGTTGGGGATTACCACCGGAACCAGATGGGATTCACACTACCCCTGCTCTCATGTATTTGGCCATAATGGTGGGGAGCAGTAATACAATAATGGACATGACTAACTATTGATATAATGGGATTGAAAGGGATTACTATTAAGAGAACAAATACGAGATTCATTTTTTCAAAAATTATCAACTATTGATTATGATTTCCAGTTATAAATATTTGTAGTGTTGCAATTAGTCAAAAGGGACATACACACCACTACCCTCCCAGAACACCATACCCTAGTAAGCATTGGTCTACCCTTAATGTTGGGTTATTTACACGTTATCCAAAGGGGGATTAGACACTATTCCACGTAAACAAAAGGGAGTAATGGGGATAATGGGAGTAGTATGTGGTGTTTGTGATGTGTCCGTGTGTCAATATGGCATTTGATGTGGAATTGTTCTTTGTCTTTAATGAAATTTAATATACTTATTCAAGTTTACTCTTATAATTACTCGAATGGTGGTTCAATTCCACCCAATCCCAAAACAACAACACGATGATAGGGTTCTGAAAGGATATAAATTGCTTGGTCGCAAAATAATTAATGGAGTGGGTTCGATTCCCACCAGAACCAATATACACACCTGCACAGGTTATGGTTGTGAAAGGCAAATAAATTAACGAGGTGTACCGACATACATAGTTTATTATATGTGGGTTCGATTCCCACCACAACCAAAAATAATAACCCTTAACCACCACGATAACCACAATAGGAATGAGGGTTCTGAAAGGAATATAAGTTTTCTACGCACCATCAAATTCCTGTAACAGTAGAAAAAGTTTTCAACGGGGGTTCAATTCCCCCCAGAACCAAAATATACACACACATAGATTATGGTTGTGACAGGAAATGAAAGATTAGAACATGGACAATGATCCAAAGACAATAGGATGAATATAGTCATATTTATTATTATTTTTTACTCTGTGGTGGTTCGATTCCACCCACAACCAATTCCCTCAATACGTGAACACCCAAAAAATCACACACTATTGTATGTGAACAAATTTTAATGCTAATTTTTTATTTTAATGTAACCCAAACATTACGCTACTGCACACGATAATCGTAGCAGAGTATATATTGTAATAGACTAGAAGGGGAGGTGAACACAGGATATGAACGCAGACAACCAACAAACAATAATACGAATATTCGGAGCCTGCCTAATCATAGCACTCACTGGCACAATACTACTAGCCACCATGGGCACTGGCATCGAATTAATAACAATCTTCCTAGGAATAGTCACCACCATACTAGGAGTACTAGCCACATTCCTACAAGGCAAGACCATGACAGAGAAACAGGAAGAAACACTAGAACAATACTATAAAGACAAACAAGACACGATGGAATCAGACAAGGAATGATAAGAGTATGTGTAACGAGAACAAAAACAAGGAAGATGTCCGATTCCTAAGCTATAAACTAGACCAATTGGAGAAGAACCTCCGTGAAGGACAGGAGAAACTTGAAACGACGCAATCCACTAATTATAATCAAGTGATTAGTATTCTTCAGCAGTTGCAGGAGGGTAATAATATTCAGAATCAGAAGTTGATTGAGTTGACTGAGAAGCAGAAGGTTGTGGAGAGTAAGGTTGTTTGTATTGACCGGTTGAAGGAGGTTGCTACGAAGCATAATACTGAGATTCATGAGTTGGAGCGTCGGTTGGAGATTTATAAGCAGGTGTTGTTTGTGGTTGGTACTGGTGTGGCTGTGGCTTTGGTTACTGAGGTGTTGCGGATATTATAGGAAACGATTATATATGGATTAATATGGATTATATGGAACATTTTGGAGGAAGAGACAATTGAAAACAATAACAGAACTAAAAGCAGACCAAGAATTATTAATAACAGCAGTAAACATACTAGACAAGATAACAATGGAAGAAAACAACATCACACGAGATGAAGAGGACTTCACCGCCTATGAAAGCTGGGCAGTAACCGATGTAAAAAACGAGTTACAAGCCAAAATAGGAGAATTACAAGTTTTAATAGAATACCAAGAATCTAACACCAATGAGGCAGATGAAGCTGCTGATGGTGAACAAGTAACCGAACCCCTAACCACCACCCAAGAAGAAACAGAAACCATGGAGGAATAATATGATAAATTATACAATAACAAGAACACAGGACACCACCAAGATAACACTACCAACTGGTACAATCAAATACCATAACAAACTAAACAACACCAGCTACTACACCAACAAACAAGAACAACGCATAAGAACACACAAACGCTCATGGAAAACCATCGCCACAGTATACCTAGACAATATCACACTAAACACGGAAACCATAACCACGGACACGATATTCACATTCCACCTCAAGAACACAACGAATAATACCAGTATTGACATACCAGTCAATAATAAGTTAGCAGACTTCCAAACCAACATAACCAGTGTATTAAACCCTAAACATTTCTACATAGTCGACCTTGATAATACGAGCAGGTTCCAAACACACTTCCTAGACTTCATCAACACAGTACTAATCGAACTCAACACCAACAGCACGGTACTGAATGAGTTAATAGAGGACACACCAGTCGAGGAACCGGAAACACCAGATACAGTACAAGGATTACAATCCACCATACCACACACAGTAACCGGACAAATAACAAACACTGAAACCGATGAAATATACACCCCAATAATCATAGGCAAAAGGGTCAATCAACTTGACCACGGCCGAGGCGCCGAATACTTCTTCTTATGGAAAAACAAACAAGACAACACCATTCTATCAATGGACCTCACCCAAGAAGCCCCTGACAGATTCCAATTCCTAGCCGGATTAACAGTTACAGTAGAATACAACGAGGCAACAAAAAATCCGGTATCCTTCGCACCACAATATTACACAGGCGCATTCATAATCGGCTTCCAAATAGAGGACACAGACACACTGGAACACACAGCCACAATAACAATCACAGACCCAGAAGACCCTGATAACACTTGCACGATAACAGTATAAGCAAATAGTAAAAAGATATAACCCCCCCAACACACTACTAAAAATGTAATATATCTCTCTAACCACCTATAAAAAACTAACACGCAACAAAAGCAAAAGGAGGGCAGAAAACAAACCATGACAAACAACAACACACACACAGAACACCCACGATACACAAACAAACAAGGAAAACAAGAAAGCGAAAACAGTGCCAAAACATTCTACGAAATATACCTCACCACCACACCCACACCCTCATACACACAACTAGCCCGACTAAGCGGATTCGCCGAACGCACATGCCGAAACTGGATATACCAATATGACTACCGACAACGAAAACAGGACATACTACAACAACGGGAACAAGAAAAACAAGAAGCCATCAAAAAAATCAACCAGACCATAGCACCACTCCTAGCACGCATAGCAGAACAACACATAGAATCACACCAAAACACAATCACGGACACAATCCGGAGACAATCACAACTAGGAAACCTACCCACGGACAACCACATACGAATACAACTACACCGCGAAGACCAAGAAAACAATAAAAGCTGGACACAACTACTCGAGGGACTACGGCAAACACAACAATACGATGACTACACCAGACAAGCCGCACAAAACACCACAGTCATCGAAGAACTACTAGAAAAAGTAGAAGACAAACAACTAAACCGTAGCCACCACGTGACACAACAACTCGAAGAGGAATACGAGGATGAAGAGTATTAACACCCCCCATGAATACGGGTACGCCGAATACCCCAGTGACACACTAGTCGATTGGTTCAATCATATCCATTACTACACCATGAAACCCCTCAAATGGCAGATACCATTATTCCACATACTAGACTATGCAGTACAAGGCCGTTGTAGCAGGATAATGATAAGTGCACCACCACAGCACGGCAAAACCGAACTACTAGTAAACACATTCCTATCCTATTACATGGTCAACAATCCCAACGATAAAATCATAGTAACCGCCTACAGCGAGTCACGTGCCACCAAGTACGGGGCAAGGATAAGAGACATCATACGAGAGTTCAGCGAAGACACACTAACCAAACCACAACTCAAACAAGACTACCAACGAAAGACCAACTTCCTATTCGACAATCCTTACAGTGGTGAATTACTCGCCGCCGGTAGCCACGGGGCAATAATGGGAAACCCTGCCAATGTGATACTAATCGATGACCCAATCAAGGAGATAAGGGATGCACGCAGTCCCACACTACAAAGTGAACTCGAAGACTGGTATGATACCAGTATCGACACTCGGCTCCGTAAAAGGTACCGTAACTATAAACGAGCACTACCCCCTATCATAATAGTAGTCGCTCAAAGATTAGATATACGAGACCTGCAAGGGATACTACTCGAAAAGGAACCATGGATAGACGGTAAAGAAGCACTACAGAAATTACATAGTGGTGAAACAATACGCCCCGACACGTGGGTATACATGAACTTCCCCGCACTAAGCGAAGGCGAAGACAAGGACATACTAGGCAGACCAAGAGACACGCCACTATGGAGCCGACACAAAAACTATGAAGACCTAATGGCAGACAGACGCAGACGTGGTACTCAGCGATTCAACATGGTAATGCAGGGACACCCCACACGGGAGAGCGACTACCAATTCAAACATGAATGGTTCTACAACACCCCCGACTATGATGACAATAGTTTAACCTGCACGGTAGATTATAACACGGTCAACCACCTATTGCCAATGGGTAGGTTCTGGGACCTCGCCGCCCATAAGAAGATTAAGAAGGGGCAACGCAAACCAGCCACCGACTACTACGCAGGAACACTCGCCAGCAAAGACTACACCACAGACAACCTATACATACACCACCTAGAACGAAGCCGAAGAGACGCCAGTAGTGTAAACAATGTAATCAGGACACTACTCCGTAACGATGGTCAAGGAGTATTCACACTCATCGAACAGGAGCCAGGTAGTATGCCATTGTTATTTATTGACACGCTACAAAAAGAGTTCCCGACTCATCAGATTATGAGTATGAAACCGCAGGAAGACAAACTCTACAGGTCATATGAACTCAAACGCTTAGCCGAGAACGGTTGTCTTAAATTCGTAACACACGACGGGGCGGATAACACGTGGATACACACTGCTATACGGGAACTGGAAAACTTTGATGGTGAGGATAGTAATGCGGGTACGGGTAAGCATGATGATATAACGGATAGTTTTGGCAGTGCAGCGAATTACTTCAAGATGAATCGTAACTTGTACACACCATACTAAACTTGGGGGAGTACTGTAACATTATAAATGGATAAAAGAGAATTAATTTGGGAAGTGAAAAACCACATGAGAGAAGAAATACCAGAACTACTAGACGTAGATCCGACAGTCGAATACATTGACGACATAGAACCAACACACCGTGAAGACATGTCACCAGACAGTTTCATCGTAACAAGTGACAGAGACAAAAACCTATACATCGAGAAAAACACTGCATTCAAAAGCCTATACGATAGCAGTGTCACCTTCACAGAAAGTGCACAGAGAACAGAGAAACTATACGGTACACAGTTCAAGACACCAGCCTATCCTAACACCTTCATAACATTCCTAACACGGAACAATTGGGTGTTCAGGCAGTGTGCAGAACGTGTAGCTAATGACTGTGTAAAAAATGGATTCGACATAGTAAACCGTACCGGTATCGATAACGAGGAAGACATACTTGCTAAGGAGGAAGTACTGGAATGGTTCAACCGTATGCCCGTCAGTATCACTAATACTGTAAAGGGTACAGTCTATAATTATGAAACGGGGGGTAATGCAGGTATAGAGATTATCCGTGAAAATGGACTTGACAGCCCATTACAGTATCTGAAGAAGTTTGATGTGGATAACATTAAGTTGTGCTCGGATGACCGGCGTATTGTACAGACTATTGATGGTAGTGACACTTTCTTTGTACTTTATGGGCAGGACATGTTTGATGGTGAAAAACGATACCTGAACCGTGAGACTGGACAATGGAGCCAGACACCGTTAGACCCGGAAGTAGAAGCTCATGAGGTATTATGGTTGTACCGTGATGACCGAGGAGCTAATGAGTATGGTATACCCCAAATAGCACCGGGTATGAAGATTATTGAAATGGAAATCGGTCGACAGAATTATATCATTGACTTCTTTATTAACTTTGGTATGCCTGCCTGGATTGTTACTATCACGGGTACTTTCTATGATGAAGAGAGTAAGAGGTACTTGCCTGATGGATCATTGAATCCCGCTTTTGATGTGACTAAGACTTTGCGGTATAAGATTGGTAAGCAGATTCAGGAGATTATTGATGGTGGTCATCATGGTGCTATCGTGATGAGTTTCCCAACATCTTCGGGGCAGGAGCCTGTGAAGGTTACTATCACGCCGTTAGCAACTGATGTTAAAGAGGCCAGTTTCCGTGGTATGAAGGAGGATAATGGTGAAGACCTTTGTGGTATGATGGGTGTAGACCCTAACCTTATACTAAGGAGTAAGACTGGTGCTATGGGTAATAATGCTATGGATTCTACATTGTTGGCTTATAATGATAATAAGGTTAAGCCTACACAAAACATGATAGCTAATGAGATAACACGCCTTTTAATGTTCGAGAATGATACTACATTCACGCATGACATTAGTAACCTAAGATTCAAGCTACTCGACTATATTGAACAGAACATTACAGAGAATGTTACAAGGGATATGCAACTAGTAGAGCATGGACTGATGAAACGCAGAGAGTTCCAGTCTAAGTATAGTAAATCTTTGAACATTACTAGTGATGATGAGGAACCATTACTTGATGTGTATTGTATTAATGGTGTGCCATTATCGGTTATAGCGGAGCAGGGGTTACGTGAACTGGAAGATGCCAGCCTTGAAGAGTTAAATGAACAAGTCATGAAAGCAGGTGTAGACTTTGAACGCAGAAGAAGAAACATTAAGGAAGCTAAAGGCCTTGCAAATAAAAGATTCCTTTCTACTGTCAAGGAAAGAATCCGAGGATGAAAAGGAATATGAAGCCCTGCTTTGTGAACGGTTGTCCGGTTGGTTTGACCGTGTCTTTGATGCAGTGCTGGGTAATGTGGTTGATGACAAACCGGAGGAGGTACGCTATTATTACCAGATAGAAAACATCATACGGGAATACAAGGAAGAGTACCAGCAGATATTATCCGAGACGATACAGGACTTCTACATCACGCACAGTGAAACGGTGGAAGCACGTATCAATCACACCATCGCCACTAAGACACTAGACAATTACATAGCAAGTAAGGATATGCAAAGCTTCCTCGATGAATGGCTATACGAGAACACCACGCTTAGTATGTTGCAGGAGGAAGTGAAGAAAAAGCTACGATACGCAAAGAACATGCATAACACCATCAAGCGATACCTACCCAACAGTTTACATTTGGATTTATCACCGACACAGTTTACCATGCAGGAATTACTGGACTATGAGATAGACCGGTCAATCATAGAATACATGAGCAGTAACATATTCACTGCAAGTGAAAGCACACTAGAACGAGTAACACAGAAAATATATGACATCATCAAAGAGAGTTATGCTGAGGAAGGAAACGGAATAGACAAAGTAACCGAGGCCATCACAGAACAATTCAATGAACTAAGAGACTTCGAGGCACAACGCATCGCAAGAACGGAAACCCTCAAAGCACAGGCAAGTGCCACACACCAACGCCTAGTAAACAACCCTGATGTGGAATACATTCAATGGATAGCAACACATGATGACCGGACACGTGACAGTCATGCAGAACTGGACGGGCAAATAACATACGCCGACGGAACAGGCGTGTACAGTAATGGTCTTGCACACCCTGGTGATGAAAGCGGTGACATAGAGGAATGGATTAACTGCCGGTGTGATGAAGCAGCATTCATACCTGAGCCTGGTTATGTTCCACCTAGTGGTGCGGATAATTGGTATGAGGGTGACATGGTTTTTGATCCGACGATTAGTGTTCCTGAGGTTAATGTTGAGTTGGGTGAGTACCTGGCTAGTTGGTGGTAAGTGATGGTTAGTGAAGAGTTATATGATGAAATAGTTCGTGTGACTGAGGCGTTCTTTGGTAGCCTTGATTGTAGTATCTGTGCCAATAATGGTGATAAGAATGTTTGTGAGTACTGTAGTAATCATGGGGGACATAATTATTTGTTGTTCCGTGTGGGTAGTGTTCATGCTCACAGTTTCACAGAGGAAGTGTTAAGGATTGTCAGGGAACATGAGGAAAACAATATTTAAAATGAGCAGTGATGGCAGGATTATTGTACACCTCTCTAATGGTAGTGAAAAGGTGTGCAGTAATCTACATCAAGCGATATTATATAGTAGGAGGAAGTAAGTATGGGTTATAGTTATAATGAGTACAGGCTCAGACAAATCAATGAGTTACTCGGATTACTGGGTGATGTTGATACCGAGGAAAAAGAGGAACTATTACTTGAGCGGGATTGTATTTTGCATGAGCTTCGGCATAATGAGAGTTTGCCTCACAGCATTAAATGATGATTGTACATTGTTTAATGCACCAATAATAATCCCCGTGTTTTTGTCACACACGGTGAACAATGTACAAAAAAAAGACAAAAAAATAGAAATGGTTGTTACCAGGATGGTGGTCAACAAATAATAGGTGGGTTCAAATCCCACAACAACCAACACACCTCACACTACTCTTTTTTTCTATAATAAATTATCAATTACAGTTAATAATATGTATAAACCCCCTTATTATAATAGTTACCCACCCCAATACGCAGACAAACAATTGATGAGGTGATAAACATAACCACCAGAACAATAACAGGCCCCATTATAGTACCAGACACACCAGACTGTGACTACAAAAACGGCGAAGAACTACTAAGCAACCAGAAAATAGAACACCTCCGCCAAACATTCAAAGACTACCAAATAATCGACTACCAACACCAATTCACAAACAACAAGGAAGATTACTTCATGAAAAAAGTAGGAACACCCCTACGCTTATTCTACAATGACGAGGAGGTAACCTTCGAGGATGTGACCGGTCAGATGGTGACCGTGCCACCACAGACATTATGGCTGGAATCAGAGATAACCGACCCAGCAGTGGTAAAACAAATTGATGACAAGGAAATCGTGGCCTACAGTATAACGGTAAGTGAAAAAAGTGATGCCGATACTGTTATGAGGGTTTATAATCAGTTAGCCAGTAAACACGCAAGTAAGGGATTAATTAACCATAAGAAGATGCAGGAAATACACCACTCTATCAGTACTAAACGTACACTAATACGGGACATAGAAGACCCTGCACTACTAACAGTAAGTGTGGTTAAGTTCCCATGCGTTAATAAGGCTAAGTTTTGTAAGAAATCACTTTTAAATAATTATGGTGATAATATGACAGAGAAAAGTAATGATAACGCTAATCAGACATTCATTGATAGTGTTAAGGACGCTGTGAAAGAGTTCCGCAACAGCCTCACCGAGGAAACCGAAACCGAGCAAAACCAACCGGTGGAAACAGTAGAAGCAGTAAAAGAGGAACCAGTAACACGTGAACAAGTTAACACTATGATAACAGAGCAGGTAACAAGTGCAGTAGACGAACTCAAATCTACACTCAAAGCACACTTTGGTGATCCCGGAGATAGAACACGTACTCCATGGATTCAAAGCGACCTTACCCCGGAGGGTGAGGAAATACCTGAAGAAGAGGATGGTGAGGGTGATGTTAATGATGAAACTTCACAAAAAGAAGATGAAGTGGAAGTTGTAACTGAACCGGAAACCATCGAAGATGAAGAGGAAGATGGGGAAGCCACCACCACAGATGATGGTGAGGGTGAAGAACCAGCCGAAACAACAACAACATCAGACGATGATGCTGATGATGCTGAGGAAGATGAAGAGGTTGATGAAGTGGAGGAAGCAACCAAAGAAGACACCACCACACATACACCAACAAGACCATCCGCATCAGCACAAAAAAGCAGAACACACGCAACAATAAAAGGAGGACACAAGAAAATGTCAAACAGCAGAGATGAATTAAGCGTAATCCAAGACGCTATCAAAAACAAGTTAAGTACCAAAAGCGTACAACAGGAAGAAATAAATTATGACGGATTAGGACTCGTACCATACGCAAACAAATTCCTAGACCAAATAGAAGACCCAATCTTCTACGAAGCATACAAGAACAGCTTATCATACAAAGCTGACTTCACAATAGATGAAACCAACACCAGAAAAGCAATCCTCAACACCGCAATGTTCACAACATATGTACAGAAAATCATTCAAAGCGAACCACTCTTAGAGGATGCTAACTACATAACTGGTGTACATGGTAAAGCACATATCTACGGTATCGAAGACACCATTGCAACCGAAGACGGAGCATTACCAGAACACTTCTACTTCGACAAAGATGTAGCATTACAAGAAGCTACCATCAACGATATTGAAGTAGAAACCTACCCACAAAGAACTAAAATCAACATAAGCGACAGACAAAGACTCGCAAACGTATTCGGTGATGACCTTGTAAACATCTTACTTGACAGAACCGTTCAAAGATTAAAACAGGGTGTAGCTGCTGCAAGATTTTATGGTAATGAATCTGCTGCTAACAGTATAGACCTCCAATACCGTAGACAGGATGGTTACCTTAAAGGTGCAGGTGTACAATTAACAAGTGATGATGTAAACCTTGATAAAATCACTGACATCTTTGATACAATGTTCTACAGCTTACCTGAGGAAGCTCAAGTGGAATCTGATTATGTATTCTATGTGCCAACTAATGTTAGAAGAGCTTTCGGTTCTTACTTCCTTGATAAAGCAGCTGACAGAGCTATTGACTTCATCGGTCAGAGAACACCTTTATACTGGGGTGACATTCCTATTAAAGTATCACCTACACTTAACAACAAACCAGTAAGAGACTTACTTGATGATGGTAATGTATCTGTATTACTTACAAAACCAACCAACACACACTTTGTAGTGGGTAGGGAAGCAGGTATTGAACCTAAACGTTACGCAGAAACATCATCTGATACTTTCTATGCAACTATTGATACTGCTAATGCTTACAGTATCAGTGATTATGCTGTAAGATTATCTTTAACTGCTGATGAATATGCTGGTCTTGTTGGTGGAGCTTCTGGTTCTGATGACCAACAAGGTGATGATGGCCAACCATAGGGACTCACCAGTAGTTGATTGAGGGAATATGGGGGAATCCCACACACATGCCCTCACAACACCACCCTACACATTTTTTTTGGTATATAATAACTATTATTGGAGGTCACACAAAAAAATGATAACCGCATACTGCACAATAAAAGACGTCAAAGACCTATCAAGGGTAACACCCAACAAAATAGGACTAGACAAAACCGAAGCAGACGAACTCGACAACATACTACAAGAATGGATACTACAAGCAAGCGCACTAATCAACGACTACACCAACAACCCACTAACAGAAACCGACACCAACCAGCAAACAACCAAATACTACGTATACCGCAACATAGCCACCCGTATAGTCGCAAACATGTGTGCACTCAGCGCAGCATACAAAAGCCACAGCGTAGTAAAAGTCAACGATTGGAGCATAAGCACAGTACCCAGCGAAGTATTCCCCGTTGCCATGAAAAAAGAACTGGAAAACTATAAAAGCGAGACCAGTAACAACAGTACAGCATTCGGAGTACTCACAGTCAAAGGTGGAGGAATATTTGATGAAGATAGAGATAAAGTTGGGTGAACAGTTAGAAGCATTCAATGGTCAACCCGAACAAGTGGTGACCACATTCCTATCCTTATCCAGTGAGGAACTCACGGGGGACATCAAAAAGGAAACACCCGTCGACCATGGTAAACTAAGAGGCAGTTGGACTCCAAAACAATCCAAAAACAAACTCGTAGTAGAAAACACCCGTAACTACGCATTATTCGTAGAAAAAGGTACGGGAATATTCGCATCAGAGGGAAGACACCGCATATTCCCAAAAAACGGGAACGTAATGCACGCTAACATCAAAGGCGATGACGTGTTCTTCACAAACAGCCGAGGACAACCAGCACGGCACATGGCAGAAAAAGGATTCATGACCTACCGCAAAAAAATACCAAAACTATTCCAAACATCAATAATCAAACACGCCAAAGGAGGAAAATAGTATGACAGCTTACTACGCAGACCTAATAACACCACTCGAAGTAATACCAGCGAAATTCTGCCAATGGATACAATGCGAGATCACTGAAGATGGATTACTTGAGGAGGTGGATAAGTTCTGTTCCACATTCCGTACTGAGGGAAGCGTACTTAATTATGAAATATGGGTTAGGAAGATGGACTGGACTGTATCCGAGGAAACAAGTCAAGTAGTCGGCCGTGACAGTATGGTTACACTTGAGTACCCCTTTGAAGTTGCTATTATTGTTGATATGATAGGGGATGAGGAGGAAAGTGAGCGTAAGGCTATACAGTTGCAGGCTAAGACTATTATGAGCATCTTCAAAAACTATGAACGATTAATCTTCGAGGATGCCAGTATAGGCTACGTGAATTACTTCACACTGGACACGGGTTATAATGATGGTAGCCTTAATCCTGTGAATCGTGAGGATGACGTGATTATTAAAGGATTCCAGATAACCCTCAATGTAGATGTGAACTATCTGATGTGTTATCAGAGATACAAGAATGAACAAGGAGGAACATAGAGTATGGGAAACTATATGGGAATCTCCTTCACTGATGAAGGAGACGCATACGGAACCAACAAACTATTCACCAAAGAACCAGCATTCTACTGGAGAATAAAAAGCAGTGACGCTGACTGGAACTTCGGCGAATTTGATGATGAAGACCTTGATGAACTCAGAGTAGGATACCCAGAACCAGCAGGAACAGTAGAACTAAGCGGTGCACACATAAAGGCAATGCCAACAATCATGTACGCACTACTCGGTAACTACCTGTTCACAGAAAACTATGCTACCGTCGAAGTTGATGGTGAGAATGTTAGTGTGAACATGCACGAGTTCTGGGCAGGTAACGGATTGGAAGTACCTGAATGGTGTGCCAACATGATCTACGAGGTTGGTAATCAGACCATGATAGACGGTGCAGTAATGGATAGTTTCGAGTTAAACGCGGGACTAAACAAAACCACAGCTGAGTGTGGGTTCGTGTACCGTAACGAACAATCCAAAGAGATAAACGTGGAAACCGTAATACAGAACAAGAATATCCTACAAGCATTACCACTCGTCGGGTATGATTGGACTGTAACACTTACAGTTAATGATGAAAGCCTTAACCAGGAAATACAACCTTGCTTTAACGAGGTTAACATCAGCGTCAACAACAATATCTTGACCGGTGATGATGTAAGATGTCTTGGTAAAGACCGTTACGGTTTCAAGCCTACGATGGAGAAAAGGGAAATAGAAGTAACAGGTAAGATTAAGCTCACACCAGCTACCTTACCACTTGTAAACACCTTGAAGTATAAAGGTAGCACTCAAAGTGCTGGTGGTTGGAGATACTGGAACAAGTGTCATAACATTGACGGAAGCTTAAAGCTTCGTGCTACTAGTTGTCTTGACAGTGCTGAGTGGATTGAGTTCTACTTCCCTAAGGCTGCTATCAACATTGACCCTATTAAGATTGAGGATGGTAATGTTGATGTGGACATCGCATTGAAGTTGTACAATACTAAGAAAGCACCGCTCACACAAAAGGTTGACCCTTCTAATCCGGATAGTGCTTATATTCAGGTTGTTACACCTATGCGTGTGAAAGTGCAGAGTAGGGCTCCAAAGGTACAATAAACTTGTAGAGTACAATTGCCCACACCCCCCTAACCACCCCCTAAACTATTTTTTTTTGAATCAAATTGTCTAAGAGGAGATATATTATGTCATTTCAAGAATTAATCAAAACAGTACAAAACAAACAGGAAATAACAGTCAACGGCCAAACACTAACCGTCGACAAACTAACAGTAAAAGAATTAGAACAATACAAAAACATTGTGAACCGTGCACTCGGAACCGTCAAAATGGGAATGGGAAACGAACGCAACCTACAAAGTGCCAACATGAACGTTGAACAAGTAAGTGCCGCTCAGGACAAGGCGGACCATTTCTTAATTCAGTGCAGTTTCAAGGATGAGGAAATCGGTGAGGAAGAGATTGACAAGTTATATGACTTGTACACGCCACTCGTTGAGGCACTTAAACGTGTTAACAACATTAACGAGGCAGATAATGGCCGGTTAGAAAGTGACTTAAAAAACTCTTAGACTCGCCGGAGGGTATGCATTATGCACGGATGGAGTTTTATGGTTATCATGTGTTCGCAGAGGCGTATGGTGATTTGACTCCGGAGCAGGCACTTTTTATTGATATGGGAGTGTCGAAGGTGTATAATGAATTGTTCGGTGAAGATGAAAAAAGTAAGAGGGAAGTTAGCAGGTTAAGGGGTAGGAGTAGAAGACCACGTAAACACTTCTAAAGTTTTATTGTGGGATGTTCTGTTCCTGCTCCTATTTTTTTTTAGGCATATAAAATGATGATGGAGGGAAAAGAATTATGGTAGTAACGGAAACATTACAAATCATACTTAACGCTAAGGATCAGTTGACGAGTAAGATTAACGAGGTCAACAATGCACTAAGACAAACCGGAACCGCCGCTAACACTGCAAGTGCCAGTGCTACAAGTGCCACCACCCGGCTAGGTAATGCTTACACACAACTACAGAACAAGGTACGAACAGTCTTCAACAATATTAAGACCACAATTCGTAACAGTACCGCGGGGAAGATAGTTAGTGAGAGCAGCCTCGCTCAGCCGTTTCTTAATGCTGCTGAGAAGATAAGGCAGAAATGGACTAGTATGACTGAAACCTTGAAAAGCAAGATGCAATCGTTAAGGAGTAGCACTAATACTGATGTGGGATTTAATATTAGTCCTGCGGGGCTTGCTACTCTTAACGGGCAGGTTACCACTACTACTGGTAAGGTTACAATGCTCGGGCAGGTAATGAACCGTATAGCTAGTGGGGCTAGTAAGCTGGGTATTAATTTTGGTACTGCATTCACCACAGCGAGCAGTAAAATTGAAACATTCAAATCTAAGCTGAGTAGTATTGGTAGTAAGATGACAAGCATAGTCGGAGGATTGTCCGGTGTACAGAGTGCTATTATGGGAGCATTCGGAGCAGTCGGTGTAACAAGCCTGTCACAGTTCACCATCGGAGCCGCTATAGCAAGACAAAAACTTAACGCAGTAACCACCAGTATCACTGGAAGTGAAGCCGCTACTAAGAGTTTGAACAAGGCAATAAGTGCAGCTACAAATGGTGGAGTAGTAGGTTTTACTAAGGTGGCTCAGGCAGTACAGCAGATAGGTATCAAATATAATCTAACTAACAAGCAGTTAGAGGCCACTGCACCAGTACTGAATAAGATTGGTACATTGGCACGTGCTATGGGTAAGGATAGTGAAACTGCTGCAACTATTATGAGTAAAGCTTATGATGGTTTGAATGGTAACTTTATGCTCTTACAGCGTAACCTTGGTATTACTAAGCAACAGTTACTTGATGCTGGGTGGAGTGGTGCATCTAATGATGTGGACGGTTATACACTGGCATTGAATAAGGTATTGGATACTAAGCCGGAGATGCAGGAATACCTGAACAGTTACGAGGGGCAGATGGAACGATTAAAGTTCGCTATACAAGGAGTAGGTCGACAGATAGGTGAAATATTCCTGCCAATACTTAACATGTTGCTCGGAACATTCCTTGACTTGCATCAGAAATGTCCATGGCTTACTACTGTTATTGTAGCACTCGCTGTTGGTATTGTGGGACTGATTAGTGTATTATCTGTGTTGGCTCCTATTATTATGATGATAATAGAGTTACATGAAATGGAGGCATTCGCCACAATAGCCGCATACTGGCCATACCTACTCATAGCAGCTGCAATACTAATAGTCATCGGTATACTATTATACCTATACAACACTAATGAGGGCGTACGTAACACCATGAACAAAATCGGAGAAACAATCCGTAATGTACTTATCAAAGCATGGAATGAACTACAGAAAATAGTACAACCATTAGCAACAACATTCGACCACCTCAAACAAGTACTCGGTAGACTAGCCAAACAATTACTGGCAGCCTTCGGAATCACCGGAGATGCAGCTGATAACTTTGACTGGCTAAGTGCAGTGATAAAAGGATTAGGATTAATACTGGAAGTAATAGTTAAACACTTCGTCACAGTAGTAGAAGTCATCGCATCCATAGTAATACCAGTAATCAGCTTCCTAGTGAATGTGGTTGCGAACTTGATCAACTTCTTTGTATCACTTGGTGAGGCATTAACGCTTCTTAGTCAGGGTGATGTGATGGGATTCCTTACCGTACTCGGTGAAGCATTATACACATTCATCATGGACACAATAACAAATTTCGGTCAAATGTTCCTCGAGATATGGAATAACCTTAACCTCATATTCGGTGGAATGCTCGGAAGTCTATGGAACTGGCTCGTACAATTCATAACCACAATGATATGGGGTGGTTGGCAGATGGTAATAGGATTCCTCATGTGGATTGCATCATTACCAGGGCAATTCTGGAATTACCTGGTCATGTGTTGGAATAACTTCCTGAACTGGGCAGGTCAAATGATAGCCAAAGCCTCAGAAGCTGGTAACAAAGTAGTAACCGATTTCATCAATTGGATTACAAGCCTGCCAGGTAAGTTCTGGAACTGGTTATTGAATACTATTAACAAGATTAAGGACTTTAAAGACCAGGCGGTGCAGAAGATGAAGGACACTGCTAAGAAGATGGTTGATGACTTTATCGATTATGTTAAGAAGTTACCGAGTAAGTTTGGTGAATGGCTTGGTAAGATTAAGGATGAGATTTGGGCTCGTCGTGGTGCATTGGTTAGTGCTATTATCCGTCTTGGTTGGGATTTACTCAGAGAGTTCAAGAATGCACTCCTTGGTAGTGTGTTTGGTTCCGCGGAGGTTGGTGATTTCAATCAGATGGTTTATGATGGTTTGAGTGGTGCTGGTAATGTTGCATCCCGTGCCGGTTACCTCGTTGCTAACAGTTTTAATGCTGGTGTACTTGATGGTATGGATAAAGCTGGCTTGGATAATATTGGAATCAGTGGTAACGGTCAAGTATTGGCTAGTGTTGAACATGAAATCAGTAGCAGGCAGGGAGACTCACAGACACAACTACTACGGGACATCAAGGACGCACTAGGCAGTCTACGAGTAGAGCATACTGGTAGCATTGACTTTAATCAGAATGTTGATGTCACTGGTGACACCGGCTTAACCGAGGAGGAACTAAGAAGTGCAGTGATGCAGGCATTACAAGACCGTAATGTTCTCAAGCAGATAGTGCAAAGCAGAGAGTTCCAATCAATGGATAAACGAATGAAAAACCGTATGATACAGGAAATGAGCAGACACATATAATGATGAGAGGTGAATAGTGTTTTGACAAGAAAGGAAATAAGAGCCAACAGGGCTCGGGTAGTGGGGAATATTCTCCCCGTCTACTCTGAAATGATGAAAACACATAATTATGAGATATTCAATGCAAAGCAGGACGAGGATGGTACTGGTACTTTCAAGAATATTAACAGTACTCTTCGTAACCTTTACGCATTGAATAAGGGGGTGTATAATGCGGGTAACCTGCTTAATTGGATTTGTGAACATCCACGGGCTGGTACTGGTTTGACTGGAGCGAATCTTAAGAAGGCATTTGCCACGGAAGGTGGTGTGAATATGGGTCGGGGTTACTTGACTGTGTATGCTACGCCGGTTATTCAAGACCCTACCAATAATCTTAACCCTGATAATTTCTGTTATACTGTGGAGTTGGATTATGATAGTGAGTATGCTTATGCTATGATGGGATTCCTTAACAGTGCAGGGGATAATGTTAGTCCTGGTATTAGTAAGAAACTTGACAACCTTGTATCGTATCGTAATAAAGATAACACTAGTCACGTGTTGGAATACAAGATGGTTGAGGGCATACTATACTTGTACGTTGATGGCTGGTATACCGGCCAGTACCTTGATGTCACCGGCCAGTCACGGGATTTAATGTGTGCCTTCTACATGGGTAGTGCCAGTAGCAATTATACCGGTATTGTAGTGAAGGAGTTAAGGTTAGAACCGCTCGCCGATGTTTATCCGTCCACTTACCTCGCTAGTAATGTGGATGTGTGGGTATGTGATAAGGTTAAGAATGGTACTGGTGTGGCATCCGCTGACCGTGTACAGCCATTTGTGAACGAGGAAACGGGGCGTATGAATGCAGGCCGTGGTTACTGTGCTTATATGAGTAAGGGAATAATCCACCCGTATAATCAGTCACTAAAGAGTCGGTTCACACTTTCCTGTACTGTGTATTGTGATGATGGAACGGGGCAGGAAATACTGTTTGGTGAATTGAATAGTGATGGTACCGATATTACCGGTGCTTTCAAAACTGCACTAGTGGATATTTGTAATGACGATGACTTTACTGACAGCATCAAAATAGAGTACAAGTGTCTTGACAGTCATGCTTACCTTTATGTCAATGACAGGTACACTGGTAAAAACAGAGACCTTAACAGCATAAACTATATGCTCGGAATGTACAATAACAAGGCACTCACCAGTAATGATGGTGTAGAAATGAACAACATCACCATAAAGAACACTTGCAACTTGTACCCATTCCAGTATCAGATAATGAACCTCGCCGTGTGGCAGTATGCCCAGTACACGGGTAACTCATCCACAAACATTAAAGAACCGTTCCTAGTTAGTGGGGCTGTAGATGTGGGTGGAGGGAACTACACCTATCTTAACGCTCCAATAAGGATAGAGGATAATGTGGATTACCGTGTAACATTCACATTTACCGGTAACTACCAAAGAATAGGATTCGGGAGGATAACATTTGCAGATAATGGTAAAATCCGTCCAACCGGGATAGACCAGCCAATAATCAACTTCATAACACCCGGCGGTCAAAGCCACAGAGCCACATTCAAAGTTTACAACAAAGTCGCATACCTATTCTTTGACGGCGAATACAGCGGTGTAAAATATGATTTCAGTAATGAAACCTACCCCATCTTCATAGGATTCTATGATAACGACAAAAGTACAGGTATACGAGTACAGAACATTGAAGCATTACCTGGAACACTAAGCAAAGCAATCGGAGACAACATACTACTACCACCAGCAGACTTAACACAATGGAAATACATCGAAGACAGTAGTTTCTTCTCAACAACATCAGGAGAACAAATACGAGCAGCGGACAACCTTATATACACTGCACGGTACAAGTTCAACATATTCAAAGTACCACTTAGCAGGGTAAACGAAAACGAGTACATAGTCGAGTTCAGAAAAGGAAGCCACGCTTATATAGGTATAACTAATGACCCGAACACAGTAGAACGCAGAGTATCAGTACACGTAACCGAGGAAAACGGGTTCGATGAAAGCGGTTCCACCAACAGGTTATCAATATCATTCCGTGGAAGCAGTTACGGCCTGAGCAACAGGGGAGGATTCGTGGACTCCAACAACCTACCACCCGAGTTCGGAGACAACGTATACCTCATAGTATACCAGAACAATAGCAATGACCGTATGATCATTGAACGGATATATGAAAATGTTGCGGGAGGAGGTGAATAAGTTATGCCAACATATACGAAACGGCCGGGTAAGATTGTGAGGACACCAGGTTATACGTGTGGTAGTACTGATTACCGGTACAAGTGTTGGGATGACCTTGACAATTTGAAGACTGGTGGTACTGCTGCTAGTCGGCGTGCTGATTACCAGTACCCCTACATTGCGGGTAAGAATGGTACTTATAAACAGGCCGCTCCACTTGACCTCACAGAGTTTGGCTTCGAGTTCGCAGCGGATGAAGTGATTGATCAGATTGATGTTACTTACTCGGTGCAGACTTTTATTAATGAGGGTTATTATCCTAGTTTTGAGCACCCTGTAGTTTCCTTGTTGAATACTACTACGAAGAGTCAACAGGCGAATGAGAAGATTACGGGTACTAAGGTTACTCGTACTCATACATGGTATAATGTTCCTACTCGGGCTGTTACTAGTGATAGTTTTGGTGTTCGTTTCTGGTTTGACCAGAACCGTAATACTACTCCGAGTCGTATTGAGCTTAGTGATGTTAAGATTGTGGTTAGTACTACGGATTATACGGAGAAGCTTGAGTTGAGCGTAACTGCTCCGAATAAGCTTACTGTGGGTATTACTACTGAGGTCACGTGTAAGATTGAGAAGACTAGTGAAATGGATTATTTCGGATCGTTCATCGTGGATTTACCATTCGGTGTGGAGTTGGTTGGTGAGCCGACACGTGTTGATGGTGATTACGGTGTTGAGATTAGTACACATTCAATTGAGGGTAATCAGTATCAGAGCTTGTACTGGATGTTGGATTTGCCGGAGGGTCATAGTACGGCACTGTTACAGTTCAAGATTAAAGCGATTACTCCTAGTGCCACGTTCACTTGTTCGGATAAGAAACGAATAACCGAACTGTGCCTTTATGAGGAGGGTAACAAGGAGACACGCTCGTATAGTGCGTTGGTGAATGTTACTCAGATTGAGGCAGTAGTGCAGAGTAACTTTGTAGAAGACCGTAAGAGCATAAGAGCTGACATTGTCTATGATTATAAGGTGAAAGTTTACAGTAATGACCCCACATGGCGTAAAAAGGTTCTGCACTTGAAGTATGAGACTGGTATGGATGTGATAACCAACCTCGCCGATATTCTGGCCTTGAATAATGTACTCAGTGCCACTTATAATAATGGTACTGGTGAGTATGAGATTGTATTCAGTGGTGTTCGTATGACTAACCTTGATGTACCAGTCAGTATTGTATTTGATGAGGCAGGGGAGTATGATTTCAAGGCTTGGATGACTATTCAAGCAACTGGTGAACGTATCAGTCCCATCTTTGAGCGAAGCTGTGTGGTGCTCAGTACCAATTTCCAAAAACTAGGATTCACCCGTCTTTGTATCACGGATTATGCTGACCAGATGGCTGATGGTATCGAGTACACCCTTGGTAGTCTTGTTCGGATTGTGCGTAGTGAAAAGGATTATGAAGTGTTCAACTTCGGTAACAATTACAGGATTGGTGTGTATAATGGTGGTGCCGAGGATATAGGGGATGATGTGGACTTTGCAGAGCATGTGCACTGGGCAGAAAACAGTGCCACCACGAAACTAGAGGAACAGACCGTGAACTTCACCTATAACAGTAATGAACCATTATACATTGTATGGAGTCATACTTATACTGCTGATGCGACTGGACCATATATCACGGTAAACTTTTCGGAGCCTATCCTCGCCGAGAGTAGCGTGTATAAGAGTGTACTGGATAATACGGGAATATCGTTAAAGCCGGTAGTTAACACTATACTTAACAGTGATTATGCTACGGCTAAGCTCACCAATACGGCTAAACAAACCAACCGTACAGCTATCGACGAGTGGCAGGACGGGGGATTGTTTGACCGTGACATCAGTATTCTCGGTATGGAGGTCACATTCGATTATGAGGTTACTCATGATTGTAGTGTCGAGGCTGAACTGTATGTGAATGGTAAGCTTAGTGGTTCCCGTGACATCCTTATCTATAAGGGTAAGGGTACGGGTACTGTTGGCAGTATTTATGATTTGTTTGGCCTTAGTCCGTCTGATTTGATTAATCGTAATGATTTGTGTATTAATCCGTTTGAGATTAGGTTCTTTGTGTCTAATCCGTATATGGCTGGTTTTGATGTGAAGATTCGTAATGTTGTGATTAACATTGAGTACATACAACGGTCATCGTGTCAGTATGGTTTCACGCTTGATGGGGAGTACAGTAAGGATTATGGTATCATATTATCGGAGGTTACTCATAATCGTGGAACTAAGAATGATAAAAGCTTATACCACGTTGAGGGAACTGATGAAACTATCGTGAACCGGTTGAATGTTGATAGCAAGGACATCGAATTAAGCATCGCCCTTGGTAACAGTTGTGAATATGAGGACTTAAGACATATCATTGACCGTATAGTTGAATTATTCACTAATGACCGTTACATTCACAGTAACAAACCAATACCTAAACGATTAGTATTCGACCACATGCCCGACAGGTACTATGAAGTAGTAAGAGTCGAGGACTTTGATGACGAATTTGACACACAAATCTACAAAGCAAAGATTAAGTTACTTGTACCGCAGGGAACTACCTATGACTTGCAGGAAACCATCACCGGTAAACACGGTTACAGTCCGAGCAGTGTAACAATAAGACCATACATAACCTACATCAGCAAAACCGCCGGTTACGCAACAATCTACGAAGAAAACAGTATGCAAACATTCACCATACAAGACACACGGATAACACAAGGAGTCACAATAAAAATAGACTGTGAAAACCGTAAAGTCTACATCGACTCAACAGACATCACCGAAGGAGTCAACTACAATAGTATGTGGTTCCGTCTGCGTGGGGAATATGACTTCACCAGTGAAACCGGTAATGTAGTAAAAGTAGAATACCATGTAAGGAGAGGATAACCATGCGTGACGTTAACATAATCATATTTGACTTCATGGAACAGTTCGTCAAATGGTTAGACCCAGACCTCGCCGATATAGAAGAAACCAGTAACGAAAACGCCTGCCGAAAGATAAAAATCACTTACCCTTATGAGCGGGAAGTTATTGATGAAGATACCAAACTATGGTACCGGCAGGGTAACAAGATATACATACCAGACATTAACGGTATCACCAGTTGCCTATACGTTATCAATACACAATACGAGATAGACTTCTGGGACAAGAACACCATCACAGTAGAAGCAGAGGAAGTACTCACCGAACTAAACTATGATATGATAAGTTTCACCGATGACACACCAATCACCATCACAACCGAAAAACTTGACGAATGGTTTGGAGCATTTTACGACATAGAAGGACTAGACAAACTAGCCAACAACCGTAAAACAGTAACACCCGAAGGTATCATGAGCAGGATGAGCCTGCTAAGAATGATAGAAGAGGAAACCGGCAGAACCTTCATCACAACCTATGAGAACATGGAAAACACCATCAAAAGAACACTCTACCTAGCAGACATGAGCACACACAGACACATAGCAGCCACAGAAACACTAGACCTCAACTACAACCTAGAAAGCCTAGAGTTCATCAAAAGCGAAGAGGACACATACAATGCTATGTGTCCCGTCTTCAACCAGAAAACCAACGTAGTAACCGCAGAGGAAATAACACAAAACCCTACAATGAATATCAGCACTGCTATCATAAACAAGGCCGAGCTACGAACAGAAAACAACAACCAAATCAAACTAAACACCGACCTCACCACAATCAAAGACGCAGTAATTGACGCAGGATTAGTGGATGGAGACGCAGCAGTAACCCTAACCACACAAACAGACAACACTCAACTACTCGAGGACTGGCTAGCATACACAGTCGAAGAAGGACAGGAAATCCCTATGATCATACAGCAGGATGAGGAGGGGAATACTGTTACTACTCAGACTTGGAGTGCTCCTTTCAGTAAGGAGGCTGGTGAGTTGTATATTAAGTATACTGGTGTGAATCAGACGGAGTATAATCTTATTACGCCGTATAATCCGGGTAGGTCACAGATGATGTTTAAGTGTGGGAAGGAGAATACTAGTGAGACTTTGATGCCTGCTATTTATAATGAGTTGGCTAATAGTTTGTTGAATAAGTTGATGCCTTCTTATGAGTTGAAGATTAGTGTGAAGGATATACAAGACCTACTTGGATTGGATAATCTTGGGTATCAAGTCGGGGAAACATTGCAGGTTAGAGTACCAAACTTCAATTATTATCTGCCATGTCGTGTGACTGAGACTGTGAAAAATGCTCATTTCCCTGGTGAAAACACTATCAAGATTGAGACCGAGGTTACTAGTATCTTTGACATGGTGGCTACAGAGATTGTTAGTCAAGACCGTATCATCGGCGAGAATGAGGTGAAAACTATCTTTGGTGGTACTCTCCGTGAGGTAGACTCTAATGTTGCATTACCGGACAGGTATGTTACCATGGCTATCCGCCTTACTAAAGCGTATCAGGGTAAGGGTGAAACCACGCCACAGGAACAGATAGTTAAAAAATTCGATCCCGTTAATGAGACTTACATCTTTGATGACATTCAGATACAGAACCTTGAAAAAGCCATGCGAAACGACGTGATTAAAAATGGTCGTCTCGCAGAGTATTATAAGCTCCGTGATGTTGAAGGAAATGTGTATAGTGTTCCTCGACAGGATTGTCATGCAATCTACAATGCACGTAACAATATTTACATCGCCAATGAACAATACTACGGAGACGGAGTAAAACTAGGAGCCGGTTCCTTTGATGACACAATATCAGTACACCGGTATGAAAACGCACGTCAACTAGCAGTTGCAGGCAACCAAACCTTTGAACACTCAAAAATATACTACTACGCAGTAGCCATCGAGGATATTCAACGAAAAAATCCTGTAGGTATAGATGGGTTAGGTTATTCTTCCGAGGCACAGAATGGTCCAACTTGTATGCCCGCCAGTATGAGTAACATCACATCAACACTCTTTGCCTATCATACTGAGTATGAGTTAGCTACCTTGATGAAAACCAGTGAAGGTGGAACGAACCGTAAGGATGCTGAGAAAGTAATGGAAGACCTCGGATTCAAACTGGAACGAGTACCCGCCACATGGGACAATGTGAAGAAATACGTAGGTCCAAAACAGTTACTCAGTATAAGTGTGAAAGTTGAATCCCTAGGACCTAATTATTATAAAAACATCTACCAGGAAAGCGATTATAATGGAGGTCACGCCGTCAATGTATGTGCCTGGTATTATCAGGGTAATGACCGACGAGTATTGGTGCAGGATTCTAACCTTGCAGTGTTTGCCCCATGGTTTAGTGGCCCGTATACTTATAATGATGCTTGGGTTCCATGGGAAGACCTTCTTGCCGGTATTAAAGTCACATATCGTGATAATGATTGGTATGTTCTCACAGACCAGATTGCCGCAATGGGATACCAACCATACATGACAGTGATTAGCCCTACTGAAAAACTACTAGCAGATGTAGATGAAAGTTTACAGACTGCCCTGGTGAACACGGGCTTTGAACCGGAATTGTATAATTATAAGTTCAAGTTGGATGAGATCCGGTCGGCGATTATGGAGGTTATGTGGTTTATTATGAATAGTGGTATGAGTTTGGATATTATGAGCAGTAGTAGTACTTTGAGTACTGCTAATGGTGTGGAGATGGATAATATTAGTTTATGGTGGCTCCGTGCGATAGCGTTTGCGGGTATGTATTATTATCATACTCATAAGGAGCGTACTACTAACCTGGTGTTGGAGGTGGGTACTAAGACTCCTGCTTCATTGTATTATCAGCGTTTTAGTCGTGTAGTGGATAATGTTGGAGCGTATGATTGGTTTACTGCGTGTAAGGCTGATGACCTTAGTTATTTGTTTGGTTACATATGCAGTACATTAATGTTTAACCTTGGTATTCCGTACAGCCCATATGATTTCAGTGCGGGCAGTACAAACTATATCAGTTATGACCTCATAGGCAAAACAGTAGTGGACAAAGCTGGAGTACTCAACGGCGAACGAGTACTACACTACACCATAGTTGACATCACAGAAATGGAAAACATGGTACCAACTGATAACAGGATGAGGGATTCCTTCCAGGATACAGTAATGTTCCTGTGGGCAACCAGTTCCTCACTAGAAACAAGTGCCAGTGTAAAGGATAGCAGGTACCCGCTGATGATTTATCGTTTTGATAATGGTAATGTGTATTATCAGAACATACTGGGTACTGGTAATAGTCCTGGTAGTAAGTATGATGTGCTTGTCACGAATAGTGGTGATAGTAACCCTTGGAGTGCGACGAGTAAGTCTAACTTGTTATTATGGAATCAGGATGTGGCGGAGTTACTCTCTGATGGTGACAAGGATAAGATACTCGTCTTGAGTTGGTATAAGGATATAGGAGGAATGGTATAAGATGACAATCCAATACCCAGGACCACTTGACAAAAGCCGGAGAGTCTATATTGCCATGGATTACACAGATAATAATAACAAAACCATTTACAGAACCATTATTAACAAGCTGAAATCGAATGGTATCAATAATATTCAAGAGTTTGCTATAGGTCCTAGCCACTTGTATGAGGCTATGAAGTGTACTGTGGAGCAGAATCAAACAAACGCTATCGTTGTTTATGTGGCTAACGGGATTGACCCTACCAACGTAAAAGAACTGGGAATGGCAGGACCTAACGGTGAATGGGGGGAATTCTGGGGTAATGATAACACCGGTCGTAAGTGCAGGTCACTCGGTAATGATGTGGTTATTGCATTGTTCTATGATAGTTGTGACCCTACACGGCCATCCGGTACGTGTTATAAAAGTATTGTTACCCGTAACCCTCATAATGATATTCCTGATGGTGGTCGGTGGCCTGACAAAGAGAAACCATTGGATTACATGAAACGTAACAAGATATACATCGTAAACCGTAGTAGTAACCAACATAACAAGAATAACAGTAGCTTTGATTATGATTCTATCACCGATAAGAAGGGTGATAAGATTGGACAGGCAATCGCTGACCTTTTCACTTATGGACAACCTGATGAGAATGGGGGAACACCCAACGCACCAGGCAACACTAACACACCAACAGTCACACCTACACTAACACCCACAGCCGACCCTAACGCTACCAAAGTAGTAGCCACAAAGACCATCACACAAACATACACCCACCCACACTATGAACGGGTATACAAGTTAAAGACTGATAAAAACGGTGCATTCCAACTACTACACACACTACCATACAAGGCCGAGTACAGCATCACCATGAAGTATGGTGGGGATAAGACACATAATGGAACCACACGTACAATCAAGGTACAGAACTATGCTAAGAACAGCCAGGTATTCGAGGAAAAACTATTACACACAGAGACCACAATCAAATACACTGATAACACCACGGAAACCACGAGCACCGGTGCCAAACCGGACACTAAGCATTGGCGTAAAGTAGTAACCACCGAGAACTATGAGAACGGTGTTATCAAAAACAAGACCACGAAGACACTCTACGGTGACCTCATACTACAGGAAGCAGAACAACAACCCGACCTTAGCATTCCAACCGTGGATGTTACTAATCCTGCGGAGATTGTGGCTCCGTCTATTGTGGACCCTTCACAGATGGCTAGTCCGTTCGCTAAGCAGATTCCTACTATGAGTAATGGTATGCCTAATGTGTTGATGATGACTGAGGCGGGTAAGAATTTTGTAATGGTATCTGAGAAAACATACACCTTATCTGAGGAGCAGTATCGTGGCGTGTTCCAACGTGATAGTAAGATGATGCAGTTGCATGATTATTATGTGCCGAAGTATATTGCTTTTGAAAGTACTGATACTCAGACTTGGAACGTGGTTAAAAGGGAAGTCTGGAATGCAGTTGAGGAAAGCGTGATGTACTATATGGTAGATAATAACGGGTGTGCATGGCCAGAGACAATCACAGTTGATTTTAAAAACCATAAAACTACCCTCGCAGGAACAACCATAAACTGGAAAGCAGCCACATGCCAGTACCACTTTGTGAGCGATAAACAGAACTATGAGAAAAGTTGTGGAGATACCAGTGCCAGCGTATGCTCACAAATACTGCATAACTACATAAGTGAATGGAAAATTGTTAACAAAGTTGGACAAAGCTTAGGGCCCACCACGATAAGAGATGTTATTGCAAATTGGAATTTAAAAGGCATTTGTGAAGGGGGGCAATGGCCTTTAGCCATAAATTGGCTCGCCACACGTAAACCGTTCATATGGCACATGTACGGCCATTACTTTACTATGTGTGATATGAATACTGAAAAATCAAAGGTCCTAGTAGCCAACAGTGCATATGGTAACAGTGGATTTCACAGTTCACGTGATTGGGGTTTGAATAATGGATGGCAAAATACGTATAGCTCTGCGTATGGTACCACACATTATTATGGTTCTCACGTGAAAGTACAACTGAACTGGAGCATCTCTGAATCTGAAAAAACAAGGCTTCAGAATTTCTTTGTATCTATGGGTGGAAGATGGACTAGAGACAACACACTTAAACAGAACGAAACACTAAGAAGAGGAACATAAAAATGAAAGAAGAACAGCATAGGCCCGTAATAGCAATAGACTTCGACGGCGTACTAAACAAATACAAAGGCTGGAAAAACAAAGACACACTATACAAACCACAAAGCGGAGCACGATACTTCCTACAACAACTCTACAAAAACTATGACATAACAATATTCACATGCAGAGACATACGCACCGTACACAGATGGCTACAGGAAAACAAACTAGACCAGTACATCACCACAGTAACCAACCTCAAACCCATAGCATATGCCTACATAGACGACCGAGCAATACCCTACAAGGGTAACTACAAAGAAACACTAAACGAACTCAAAAAATTCAAACCATGGTGGCAAAAACAATGACACTAAACTGTAACAACATAAACCTCACAAAAGGCTCCAATGGAGCAGAAGTAAAAGAACTACAAAGCAACCTACAAACATTAGGCTACTATGATGACCGAATCGATGGGGACTTCGGATCATACACCGACACCGCACTAAGGGCATTCCAGAAAAAGCAGGGACTACTGGTTGATGGAATATGTGGCCCCGTAACCTGCAAGAAAATTAATAACGTAGTGAACAATAGCAAATCCGACTGTTACTATCGTAATGGTGTATATCATAGTGGACCACACTGGGTAGGACCTGGGTGTAACAAGATGGGACAATGCACGGGCTATTATTGTGCACCTTGCAGTATCAGACAACAACTTGCTAAGCAGGGAATCGATAATTATACACAGCAGACCATCGCACGATACGCGGGTACAACTACAGCAGGTACCAGTCATTGGGGTATTGAAACCGCCCTTGCTAAGATTGCAAGATTGGAAGACATTAACATCAAAGTAGAATGGAAGAACTTCAGTGACCTTGGCAGTACTATTGGTGCTCGTTTCAAGGCTTTGGGTGAGATTATCAGTGACCCTGATAAGGGTGTAATCCTGCATACATTGTATCAGAACAAGTATGGGCATTATGAAACTATACAAGAAGCGAATACTAATAACAGTAGTACTGTTATATTGAATAGTCTTGGCAGTAAATGTAATAGTCCTGCCTATTGTGGCCGTAAGGAAACACGAACATACGCTTACCTAGCACAGAACCTAAGGGGCATCAGCCAGAAAAGCATATGTATAATAACATTCACAAAATAAATGAGAGTATGATAATATGAATAGCAATATAATCGATGAACTCAAAAAAGAATACCCAGAACACCTATACGAAGTCGAACTACTAATCACATACACAGACAAACTACGAGACGGATGCCCAGACAAAAGAAAAGACTACCTAGAGCAGGCACAGACAAAACTCAACACACTCTATGCAGTCAAACAGGCACCCGTACTGGTTGATGTGCAGGCAGTACTGAATGAGTACCGTAATGAGTTTGACATTACTGATCCTCGGGAAGTGGTGAATGATGAGGGCTTCGTCCAATAGTATTTCTTCACCACCCCTTTGACCCCCCACACTTTTTTGTCCTATGATGTTATGACTGTTTGGTCATAGTGGAGGAAATCGAAACTAATTTAAAGGAGAATATTAATATTTAATTCTAAGCAGGAGATAGTGTAGAGCATAAAGGGCGTGGGCAGTGTTTTTTTTGGTCTTGTCTGTCCCCCTATGTTATGTATCATATTCACTTATTACTTTATTAGGATGAGATTAGAGGCTGTCACGCTCCGTGCTCTTCCATTATTTTTTGTCATACACAGCATACATTAATCCTATTCCAGTATAAGCTCCAACTAATTTTTCACTGGCAATAATTACTATATGGTTTGTCGTGGTTTTGTGATTCAAGCGTTATAGTTTGGTGAGTATAGCGAACTAGTGGGTCAATAATATTATATAGTTTCAATACACAATACAATAGTATGACAAGCAGAACATATACTAAGAAAATTTGGGAACCTGAAGATGAACGCATACTCCAACAATGGAGACGAACACAACAAATACGAGAATCAACATTCACAAACTATCGTTACAGTATCAGGAGATACACAAAAGCCACACACATGACACTCACACAACTATACAACGAAGCACTAACCGAAGAAGAACAACACATACCAAAGCACCGCAGGAGCATAAAAACACACATACTCGACTACTATGACTGGCTAGACAAGCAACCATTCACCGAAAGCACCAAAAACCAGAGTATCTATATCGTGGTGAGCTTCTACAAAAGCCTAGACATAACACTACCCAACATCCCTAACAACTACGATGACACACCACTACCAGAAAACACCGAGAAAATGATAACACCAGAGATTATACGGTTAATGCTGGATAATGCTAGTGTTCGTAACAAGGCAATTATTAGCTTTGCCATGATGACTGGTCAAAGCCCTAACGAACTATGCCACATAACAATACTTGACATTATCAAGTGTTGGAATAGTGAGTTGGAACATCCCATCTTTGACCTGCCGGACATCTGGAAGTATAAGCAGGAAATCCTCGAGCTAAAGGCTCCGGCTATGAGAATCAAACGGTTAAAGACCAATAACACTTACTGGTTCTATGTACCCAGTGAAACAAGCAGGTACATAATCGAGTACATATACGAACGAGTAGCAGGACGGAACACGAACATACGGATACACAGCCTTGATGACCCCTTATTCGTTAATAAGATGGGTGAACCCTGCACCGCCCAGAACATTAGTAAAGTGTTCACGGTCACGGGGGAAAAATGCGGATTCCATCACCCCGAACTCTTTGATGACAAAATGAGATTACTCTTAGAGCGTAGGCAGGGACACCAAAGAGTATACTGTGCCTATAAGTTCCGTAAATACTTCCTTAACATGTGCCGACGATATGCGGGAACACGCCCCGACACACCTACGGAACAATCATATACTGGTAAGGAGCTAGGGGACTTTTGGATAGGTCATCAGGACAAGGGTAGTATCAGTTCCTACTTGCAGTATGATGATAGTGATGTGCGGGAGTTGCAGTATCATTACTTGCAAATGTTACCTTACCTGTCATTGGAGATGGAAGTAGACACTATCACCTCGGAGGATAAGAGGGAGTTCTTGCAAATGAAAGAACGCTATGAGGATGTACTGGCGGAGATGGAAGAGTTACGGGATTATGTTCGTAAGAAGCATCATCTTGATTCTCTAGCTAAGGAGTATGGATTAGAGTAAAATACTATACATCATTACCCACATATTAAATATTATACCATGGAATCATGGTAACACTATTGGGGGGAGAGTGGTATAGTGAATATAGAAGACCTAATAAACGAACTCAAAAATGATAAGAAAAAACTAGGAGGCGTATGTTGTTGCCTATTCCTGATACTAGTACTAGCAGCAGGAATGACCAACGTACAAGACCTCAACAACACAAACATAAACATGACCGATAACACCGGGGAAGACTTGTTCAACAAGAGCACTGCCATCCGGACTAGTGGCTGGGATTACACACCTGAAGGATTTCCACTCATAGGAAAAGATGTGTACGGCTCCTGCGAAGGAGTAACCAGTAACGGCGAGGAACACACTTACTTCTTTACTGGTAAACAGATGGCTGCATTGGGTAATATCAGTGAGTACACCTTTGAGTATAATGACCTGCATATTATAGCAGAAAAGAATAGTAATGATCATTGGATTGTTACTCATATGTTCTATAAGAATGGTACTGAGATTCCGTTGAATTGGGATGAGTATGATTTTGCAGCTTATGCTAAGATTGCTGGTGCTGATAATCCGAATTGTGTTCAGGGTTTTGGTTATACTACTGATGAAGTGAACAAGATGGAGGGGTAGTGGTTACTTGTAACCCTTTAGGAAGCTTTATATAGTGGTTTGGTCAAAAATAGCAGTAGAAAGTCTTTCACGTTTTTTGTGTTCTCGTAGTGGTTTTTGGTAGGTCGCAATACCAAATTCCGAAAAACACATTTTAATGAAAGGGGAATGAGATTATATGAGGCACACTGTGGTGTGTTCTCTGGTCTTGTTCCCCTTTTTTTATCGCACTTTTTTTTACTTCGTTATACATTGATTATTGGTACCCCCCACCCCCCACCAGTCACTGTGAGAGAGTCGGAAAAGCCTTTAAATACTCTGTAGACCATAAATAAAATTAGACAATAATAATGGGGGATTGATAACAGATTGTTTATTGATAGGGGGATTTTATGACTGTTTGGTTTTGCGTGTTTTGGGAGAACCTTTATATACTATGGACTACATAATATTATTTGTACCCTTAAAAGATAGGGTACATAGGAGGATAAAAAAACATGATAATTCTCAGAACCGAGAAAAAAATACGACGAGACACAGCAGCTCGTCCAAGGTCATTAATCCTCCCAATTCCCGCAAACATGCGAGACATACTAGAATTTGAACATGGAACTGAGGTCATCCTTACAGTATGTTCAAACGAAGAAAACGAACTACAACTAGTAGTTAAGAAAAAATAGATTGATGACTTAAGACAAAGGACTAACTCACATGAGACAATATAACAAGCAGAACAGTCTCATGTGAGCACATGTCCCCTCAAGTTTGTATCACAATCTTGTAAATCGAAGATTATTAGTTTGTAATACAAATACTATTTTTGTGTTACATTACATATACATCTTACGATAATTATTAGAGAGTGATATGACAATCGAAGACATTGTGATGTTAGACTCCTTTGCTAAACGATTCACTATTTTTAATATGCACAGGAGGAACTTATTTATGGTAAAAGAACACCAGACAGCATTCCGGTTTGATGAGCATGTGCTATCATTCCTGAAAACCAAAGACAACAAAACAGAATACATCACACAACTCATAATCAAAGACATGAGCCAACAGACCTCACTCCTAGTAGAAATACAAAAGCTACAGGAAGAGGAAAAGAAGTTGAAGATCCAGCTCAAAGACAATGAGTTACAACAGATGAACTTGCAGCAGCAGTTGGAGTTAACTCGGGAGCAGGCTGAGTATCGTGTTGAGATTTATGATGAGTGTGTTGATACGTTGAAGAGCATTAAGAAGACGAGTAATCGTGTTACTTTGTCTGATATTCGTTCTCAGGCGAATCGTTGTGGCGTTGATTTGTCATTGTTTAAGCAGTGGCTTTTTGATGATGGGGTGTATGATGTTTTGTTGAAGTGATTGTGTTTGTTTGTGGTTATCTCTTATTTTTGTACATACGTACATACAGATTGTACATACGTATGTACATTATTTTTGTATAACTGTATAACTGATTTGTATAACTAGTTATACATTCTTTTTTCTATAGTGCTTTGCTAATCTTTACTCATACCTACCTACCTACCTACCTACCTACCTACCTACCTACCTACCTACCTACCTACTACACTACACTACACTACACTACACTACACAACACAAGACCAAGCAAAAAAGAGAGAGAACAACCACACAACACAAAACAAAGGGAGGAATGATAACCATATACCCAACAGACACAGAAAGACTCGAAAAAATCCTACAAGAAACACACCACCACGAACTAACCACCAACACCGGAACATTCAAACTCGACTACCCCACACTCTACCAATACTACTACGAATACGCCGAAGAACTACTAAAAAACCCCGACACCGAAATACCACTACTAGAACACACAATCAAAACACTAGCAATACAACCAATACACCGAGTACAAATCAAAAACATACCCAACACGCCAATAAGACAAATACACAGCCAAACACACGGACAAATACTAAGCTTCGAGGGCAACGTCAAAAAAACCAGGACAGTATTCAACCAGATAACAAGGGCAGCATGGAACTGTAACCACTGCGGGAAAACAACCACTATCAAACTAGCATATGATAGCAAGGTAACCGCACCCAAAGAGAAATGCCCATACTGTGACCGTAAAAAAGGATACACATTAGACACCAAACACACAGAGTTCAGAGACGTTCAACTATTCACAGTACAAGAACGATTAGAAGAAGTACAACGAGGATTCCAACCAGTCGAGATAAAATGCTACCTAACCGATAGCATGGTACAAACCTGCAAACCAGGAGACAAGATAAAAATCACTGGTGTAATAGACCTACGCAACACCAACAATAACAACCGATTCACCGAATACTGCATAGTCAAAGATGTTGACTTCCTGGAACGTAACTTCGAGGATGTGACCATCACAGGCAATGATAAACAACTGATCCGAAAAGTTGCCGGTGAAGGAGATGTTATCAACAGATTAGCCGAGGCAATTGTACCGTCATTGCATGGTAACAAGGAGCTAAAGAAGGCATTGTTATTGCAATTAGCGAGTAGTGATAAAGAAACCCACCCTGATGGCAGTACACAAAGGGGTGACATTCATATCTTACTTATTGGTGACCCAGGTATAGGGAAAAGCAAATTACTTCAGGGTGTATCACAACTGGCACCACGTGGAGTATTCACCAGTGGTAAGAGTAGTAGTGGAGCAGGATTAACCGCAGCTGCTGTGAAAGATGTTGATGATACATGGACACTCGAGGCAGGAGCTATGGTACTCGCGGATGGTGGTCATGTTTGTATCGATGAATTTGATAAGATGAGTGAGAATGACCGCAGTGCTATTCATGAGGCATTGGAACAGCAGACAATATCCATTGCTAAGGCTGGTATGAACACTACCCTGCATAGTCAGTGTAGTGTACTGGCAGCAGCGAATCCTAAGTTTGGTTCATTCAATGATAAGAAGGATTTGATGGATCAGATACAATTATCTACTCCGTTACTCTCAAGGTTTGACCTTATCTTTATTCTCAGAGATGTTGTGGATGAAGAAAGAGACCTACTGCTAGCAGAGAGCATACTCGGAATGGGAAAATCACCGGAAGCCGCATTTGACACAGAGTTCATACGCAAGTATATTAGTTATGCCCGGCGGAAATACAGTCCTGAAATGACTGATGAAGCTTCACACCACATATCACAGTTCTTTGTCAAGTGGCGTAACCACACACAATACCAACAAAGCAAGGCCAATACCCGGCAGTTACAAGCTTTAATGAGATTATCCAAAGCAAGTGCAAGGTTACGATTATCAGATAAGGTTGAGATGGAAGATGTACGCTTAGCTATTGACATTGAAACCTATTGTATCAACAGTTCCGGAGACATTGAAATGTCCGAAGGAACAGTGGTAGATATGAGGAACAATCAGAAAGCTAAAGATGAGGAACTGATGAACAAGGAAGTACAACACCTAAAAGAAGACTACGGCAACAGCATACCTAACCACATAATGCTCAAACAATTACAAAACGTAACAGGCAAATCAAGAGATTATGTGAGGAAATGGTTAAGAAATGAGGATGAATGTGAACGAATCATCCTTGATACTGTAGTGCAGACATGGAGTGTCAGAGAATGAGTAAGTATACAGATTATCAGAAACATGCAGATGCGGGTATCTTGTTGTATGAGCGTTATACGGCTTTGTTTGTAAGGTTTTGTAGGCGATGTAACATTAATATGAATCGTGTTGTGGATGCATTTATTGAGCATTGCCTGCCACGTGTGGAAACAGTACAGTATAGGGGAATGCCCAGGGAGGTTATAGATTACCCTGGCCGAGTAGCGTTCGGTAGAGCAGTAGAAAGTTTAGATTTAATGGAACATGTGTGGAATCATATTGCAGATGGTTCACCCGAGTATGAGGAATGGTATCATTATGAGACCGTGGTGTTTGAAAAGCTTGTAGAAAAACGGAAGATTGAAGTTAAACACTCGGATAGAGTGGCTATGCAAAGAGACAGCATAAATTTTGTGAAAGTATTAAAGGAATTGGAGGATTGATAACTGATGATAGAAGAAACTAAAAAAGGACAGTTACTCAATATGAGAGCAGACATTCAAGAGTTAATTGAGAAACTAAACAAGGAGTTCATCAGAGGAACCCCTAATTATGACAGTGTTCATCGCGACGTTGCATATAAAGTGAGAGACTGCTTAATACAGGCAGATAATGAAATCAACGCATACAGATTAAAGACAAGGTGATACATTTGAAAAGGCATGAACGATTAAAAAAGGAGTTCGACGAAGCTCTGGAAAAGTTCGGGAGTCCAGAGTTGAACATGGCAGAAAAAAGACGCATGCTCAAGCAGTTAAGAGACTTGGAGCAGGAAATGGATAAATACTACAACATAGGTGAGAATCATGGAATTAAAGAATAAATACGTATTCTGGGATGATGACAACAGTGAAAAAGTCTACGGACAGATAGTCAAAATTGAGTCAATGAAAGACCCAATAACCCATCAACAGAAAAAAGACAAAAAAGGAAGAGGAGTATCTCGGATAGTGTTCAGGACACAGGAACAAGGTGATGTGTTCGTAAGAATACTTGACACACAGAGGCCATTCTTTGAGCCTCAACTTGGTAAGAGGGGTTACATTTGTCATGACCATACGAATAATCACTTGAATTTTGAAGGGTATGATCCGTATGATCATGAACCGGTCAAAGAGCCCCTTAGTCTTGAGGAATTATTTGAGTATGAGCAGGACGAGGATGGAACTCGTAGTATGGGGTCAGTGATTGACGAGGTGGAAGATTATTGTAACCGTATTAATGAGTTACTTAATAAGCAGATTGTGGGTGAGAATGAGATTAATGGAGCGTATCTCCGTAAAGTGAGAGATGCTAACATTGGAACCGTTCAGGTAATTATTGACATGAGAATGAGGGATGTTATATGAAAGTTGTAAATGATATTGGTAGAGTGAATATGAGTAGTGTTGCTACTTATGTGGTCGTACTCACCGCCTTTTTAATCAGCTTATGTATGGTGGTGGGAGTATGACAGACACAAACGAAGTCCTGTTAGCAAGTTATGTTAACAAGAATAAGGACCTCGAAAAGAAAGTAACAGAGTTACAAAAGACAGTCGAGGATTACCGGAACCGGTTCGGCACTTACACGAAGGAGCAGTCCCAATTACTCCTTAAGATTCAACGAGTCAAGAATGTTCTGTTGAACAGTAAAATCTCAAAGACGGGTTACAACAACTATACTAAGTATAGTTATTTTGAGTTGCAGGACATCACACCAGTAATAATCCCAGCACTACTCGAGGAAAAACTGGCAAGTAAGTTCTACATGAATGATGAAAGGATATACTTGCAGATTATTGACACGGAGACTGGTGCCTGGGATCAAGTCAGTACCAAACTGAAAGTGTATCCGCGGAATGATAGTCCTAAGGGTGACCTTACTTATTTGATGAAGGATGAGCAGGCTGCCCAGACGTATGCTCGTAGGACATTATGGTTGTTAATGTTGGATATTGTGGAGCCGGTTCCTGAGGAAGTAGAGAAGCGGAAGACTGGTAAGACATCAAAGGGTAATGGTGTTCAAAGTGAAATTGAACTGCCTGAAGATATTGACCCAATACTAAACGATGTCTTCAAGGTCATAAAACGTGACTTCAAGGACAAAGTACCATTCAACAAGAAGACAGTAACAAACAAATTAGGCAGTATGAAGAAAAGCAACAAAATAGGAGAGGACACCTATAACAAGTGCCTCAAACTACTAGAACAATGTTAATACAAAATCAGACACGCACCCGTAAATGTAAATGGTGTGGCAGGACATTCAGAGTACCACTCGGCAGGGAGTATAATGCAACAAAGTACTGTTGCATTAAATGCTCCTACTATGCCTACCTAGAAAAACACAACCTCGCTCAGAGGAAGTACCTAAGGGAATATGAGGAGCTATGGAAACACAGCGATAAGCAATTGGGTAGTATAGGCTTAGGTGGTACTCCTGAGGAAGACTTTGAAGAGGAACTCAAGAAAATCCGGAAGGAACTAAAGATGAGAGGATTACGATGAAGTTAACAGAAAAACGTATCGAACTCTGGGAAATCGACAACTACCCAGAACATAAAAACCGAGTATTCAGGATAAGCTACGTGGAACGAGGAGATGTTCGGAGATTAGAAAAAATCTTCCAAAACAAAATGTACCTAAGACAGTATTTGGAAGATCCGAAAAATACCAAAATAAAACTGTATGTGGGTGATGTAGTTGAATCAGAGCCAGTATGACAGTAGAGTATGGGAAGTTGCCACTATTATTAAGTTGGTGGCGGGTATGAATATTCGGAGCGTGGGGATTGTTGCAAACAATCTGAGACGCAGGTATGATGTTGACAATTTAGATGATGAAATAACTAATGATGACATTTATGAACAATACTGCACGGAGTGTGAACGATAATGATAGGGTATATTAAGGAAGTAGTAACAGATTTTGGCCGTCATATGGATAGTGTGATTCCACGTGGTGTGAATAGCGAAGTATTCCTCGAATTAAAATATGGTAACAAGGCACAATTAGAAAAGTTCCATGAGGAACATAACTTGATTGACTCTGACCTAGTGGAAAAGGTAGCGGTCAGAGAGTTCCTCAAGTTGCCCGAGGACGAGATAGTCCGCAGGTGTTTACAGTACATGGAGCGTGAAAGGATATGACACCAAAACAAGGAGAACGAAAAGTAGAACGTTACACCGGATACCTAGCACTCGGTGTTATGGCCGTACTGGTATTGGTTGTTATCTTTTTAGTGTTACAGTTCCTAGTAGGGTTACTGTGTGCTATTAGTATGGGGGGATAAGTGATGTTATTACCAATATTGAATGAGGATTTAAAAATCATCGCAACGGTCAAGTTCGAGGACAACCTCACCCTCGAGCATGTGCCACAGTATGTGAACCAGAACGGCCGACTGGGATTGAAACGGTTAGACGAAACATACGGGTCATTAGAAGACAGTATTGTATACATGTTTTATGACCCTGAGAATCCTAAGACTTCCTATGCCGAAATTATCACAGATAAGGAAGCCTACAAGTACTGCCTTAACAGAGGTAAACTAGACCTAGCAGAGGAACTAGGATTACAGTATGTAGAAGGAGTTGAAGTAATATGACATTATTAAAGGACATTAACGAATACAAAGGCAATGTGGAAAAACGGATAGAAGAGTACGAGGGTACCAGTTACCCTGATACGAACAGGGCGTTACTAGAATGTAACTCCCTATTAACATCTGTAGAAGTAATGGTTAAACATTTTGAACTAAGATTAAAGAGGGAAAAAATACTCCTAAAGAACTCAGAAGAGTATCAAGTGTTCAAAACACTAAAGGCTAAAGATGAACAAGCCTTCATGGATACATACGAGATTAGTGAACGAATACTTGACCTCAAAGCAATCCGTAACAAGTTAAGATACAAAAAAGAATACTACGAGTTCCAACTACAGGAACTAAAAGAGGAGGATTAACGTGATAACCAGTGAAGAGTTATTAGAATGTTGGCATAACCGTAACAACAGCATAACCATCGCTGATGTCACATTGAATGAAGGCGAGGTAATGTATACTGCTACGATACTAGGAGCATTAACACCCCAGGACACAGAGGCCTTACGGACAAGAGAAGTTCTGGGAAGATGCAAGGCATGTTACCGTAGCCACGTAACATTCCTTGTATGTGCCAACAGTATTAAGATACTCAATGACACTTACAAAGAAATACTATAACTGAGGTGAAAGTATTATGTTCAAGGAATGGAACAAAGCATTTGACAAACTAAGACACAAATACGAAACATGGCAAATATTCAGAGACTTCCTAGACATGACCATAGACAACTTCACCATACCAGGCATGACACCATTATTCACACACAAAGACAAATACACAGACCAGGAATATGAATGGTTCGGGGAACTATTCACAGCATACATGAAAGGAATGGAAAAAGCCCTCGAAGATCATGACTATTATGACTTCCTTGGTACATGGTGGGAGAGTGATGTTAATATGACTAACAAGTTCCGGGCACAGTTCTTTACACCTATGGATGTTTGTGTGCTTATGGAAGAGGTGACCGTGACTGATTTAGGTGAGTCTCCTCGTGTGATGTATGATTGTTGTTGTGGGTCTGGTCGTTTTGGTTTGGTGCATCACCATCTAAGGCCACAGGATTATTATTTCTTTAATGACCTTGATGATTATGCTGTGAAGATGACCTTATTGAACATGTTGTTTCATGGTATGCGGGGCGTGGTAGCACA